CATTCGGCCCTCAGCCGCTCCACTGTTTACCAAATACTGGCAGGGCAGTACGGCGGCAATGTTGAACGGCAAATTCAACGCATACAAGACGCGCTGAACGGGGCGGGCCGCGAGCAGCGCATAATGGCGACAATCAAGGCTACGGCCTGCGCCCGGTGCAGCGTCACCGGGAAATGCGATCGGTGCGACGACCTGTTCCGCGCCCAGGCGCAAGCGGTTTTGGAGATCATCTCAAGTTGACTGTCACGGAGGTGGCTATGACGGCACGGCATTTAAAGGAGTTTGCGGACCTGTACGGCAAAGGGTTCCGCCCGTATCAGGGCGAGATCCTGCCGGACGTGTATGACGAGCTGGGATGCAAGGACCCCAAAAGGGCGTTTTGGATCTGCAAATGGCCGATCCTCTATTGTTTTGGCTGCCGCGAGCGCTGCATCCCGAAAACCCCGCAGGGCTTTCAGATCATGCTGCCCGAGGGGACGGCAATCCAGCACGGCCCGTTTGCCATCACCCCGGCGGAAATGTTGGCGTCCAAGCCCTTTTTACGGGCGGACGAAGCCGCTTACTGCCTCTGCGTCAGCCCCCGCAAAGTGTACGCCATGGCGGCGGAGGGCAAACTTATTGCTCATATAGACAAACCGTTCCGCGTTACGGTAGAGAGCGTAAAAAACGAGATGAATCGTATTGATATGTAAGGAGGATTCTATGGTTGTTTTTTTGTCCCTGCTGCTCGTCCTCGTCCTTGCCGCCGCCGTCCTCGGCCTGATTAAACCGGCACTGGTGCTGCCGTTTCTGGCCCCGGAAAAACGCACCCGGCCCAAGGCGTTCGGCCTGTATGCGGCGTTGTTCGTGCTTGGCATTTTTGCGCTGCCCGCCGTCGCTCCAAAGGACGACGCGGATGTGTATATCGCGCAGCTCAAGGAAGAGGGCAAACAGGCCGAAAAGGCGCGCCCCGCATCCGCGCCGCAGCCTGCCGTGCAAAAGGCCAGCGCCGAACAGATCGTCGCCGACCGCGAGACCGTGCGCAAGCTCTATGCCCAGCTCCTGCGCTTTAAGGGTGACGCAAAATTCCACGAGCTGGGTTTTGGCGCGGGCCTGCCGTATGCCCATCAATGGCTGCAAAGCGTCAAGGAGGTCGATTCGCATATGTCCCTCAAAAAAGGATATTCTTTGCCACTGGCGTCCAGCGCCGGGTACCTGCGGCAACTCGGCATGGAGTACATGCGAAACGGCGGGCAGGAAACCGCGCAGACACGCGACGTTAAGCAATTCGTGGAGGAGGGGTTGAGCGGCTAAATTCCGGCACCCTCCATACTCCCCCTCTCCAAAGGCACCCAGAAGCGGGTGCCTTTTTGTTTGCACCGTCCGCGTGGATTCCTGCGCCGCCATCGCCCGCCCGATATCATCTCCCCGTAATCGCAAAAGCGGAACGAGGAGAACCATGCCAGACCGCACCGTCATATTGCGCCGGTCCGTATCCACGGACCAAGGCACCGAAGGGGAGCTTTGCGTGCCCGAGCTGGGCGTGCAGTGCTACACCCTGGAGCTGCCCTGGCGCGACAACGCCCCCAACATTTCGTGCATCCCCTGCGGCGAATACGATTGCGAGATCGTCAATTCCCCTCGGTTTCACCGCGTTTATCACGTTCGCGACGTGCCGGGCCGCAGCCATGTGCTCATCCATTCCGGCAATTTTGCGGGTGACACGTCCAAGGGGCTGCGCTCGGACGTCGCCGGGTGCATCCTGCTCGGCTCCCGGCTCGGCTATCTCTATGACCAGCGGGCGATCCTCGTCTCGCGGACCACGGTCCGCCGCGTCATGGAGCGGCTCGCGGACGTCCCGCTCAAACTCATCATCGAAGGCGTAGGAGGCTAATTATGTGGCAGATGCTCCTTGGCGGTCTTACGGGGCTGCTCGGCACCGTTTGGTCCAGCTACAACCAACGCAAAATCAAAGAGCTTGATCTCCAGGACAAGCAGGCGGACCGGGCGCACGACCTCGCCATGGTCGATGCCGAATCCAAGGCCATGGTGGCCGAAATGCAGGCCAATATCCAGGTCACCCAGGCCCAGGTCGAGGGCGAGGTCTCCCTCCAGGAGGCCAGGGCGTACACCACTAGCCAAAAGTACGGTAACACCAACGTATTCTTGGAAAGTTTTATGGATCGCATGTTCCACACGACCGGTTGGGTGGCATGGCTCGCACAGCCGCTCGGCGTGTTTATCTGCCTGTTGTTCGGGTTGGTGGACACGGTCAAGGGCATCGCACGTCCGGCCATCACGGCTTACCTGCTCGGCGTGTCCACGTGGGTAACGATTCAGGCTTGGGATTTGCTCAACTCCATGGGCACGGCCCTGACCGCCACGCAGGCGGGCGACATCCTTGAACGGGTTGTCGTCACCGTCCTCTATCTCACGACCTCCGCCGTCACTTGGTGGTTCGGCGACCGCATGACCGCCAAGGGCCTGTCCAGGGTCTACGGCAAGGGCGGTAAATAGCCCGTGGACATGCAGCATCTGGATATCCTCCTCCGCATCCTCCAGGTCGTGGTGATCCCCATCGTCGTGGTGTTGGTCAAGCTGATCCGGGATCAACGCAAGGATCAGCGCGAGGACCAGGAGGCCAACGCCAAGGCACACGCGGCCTTCGACAAGCGGCTGACCACTGCCGAAGCCTGCCTGAAGAATGTCCCTAGTGAAGAGGCTCTCCACGATCTGGCCCTGACCATTCGCAGTTTCGGCGGAGATCTACGTGTCGCCGTCGAGAAAATCGAAGGTATGGGGCGCATTGTGGGCCGCCTGGAAAAAGTCGTCACCCGCCACGAAGACTACATGCTCAATGGAGGAAAACGATGAGCTACGGAAACGTCGTGGCCGAGCATCTGCGCCTCACCATCCTGCGCATGCTGGCCGAACAACTCGACTACACCCTGAACGACAGCCTTATCCGCGACATGGTGCCGGAATACGGATTCCGTCCGTCGCGAGATGTCGTCCGCACCCAGCTTGCGTGGCTGGACGAACAGGGGCTTGTCGTCATGACCCAAAACGGCAGATGCCGCGTCGCCCACCTGACCGAGCGGGGCGAGGAGGTAGCCAAAGGCTACGCCACCGTACCCGGCGTCAAGCGCCCGTCCCCCGGAGGCGAATAGCGTGGAACGAACCGGACGCGAATATCCGCCCGAAGCCGTGTGGGAAGCGCAGGAACTCTACTGCGTTGCCCGCCTGACTTTTGAAAAGGTCGCGGAGGAAACCGGGGTAGCCGTGTCCACGCTCAAACGCTGGTCCGCCACCTACGACTGGCGCGGCAAACGGGAAAAGCTCGCCCAGGCCGAGGCCGACCTCGCCGCCGACACCATCCTGGCCCGGTCCGCGATGCTCAAACAGCTTATCAAAAGCAAGTCCGCCCAGGACAGTTTTGCCGTTTCCGCCCTCGAAAGCCTCGCCATAAAGCAGGCCGAAGCGGCCCGCGCCCAGAAGCTCATGAGCGCGGCCAAGCAACACGAGCTGCGCCCGATCCGTACCAAGGAGGAGGCCGTGGCCGCGCTGGAGGAGGCCGTGGAACTCAAGCTCAACAAGCTGCTCCAAAGCCCGGAAGGGACCGATTTTAAGGCCGTGCAGGATGTGCAAAAGGCCATGGAGCTGGTGGTCGAACTCAAGGGGGCTTTGGGCAAGCAACGGGACGACGGACGCGGCGTAAAAGGCACCAACATCGAAGCCATGCTGGACGCGATGAGGTAGGCCGTGGGAATCCGTCTGCTCAAATACCAGCACGAATTGCGGACCGCGCTCAAGCTCTCGTCCGTGGTCGTCGTCGAAAAATCCCGGCGCACCGGCTACTCGTGGGGCGCGAGCTGGGTGGCTGCCGAGTATGCGGCCAAGGCCAAGACCGAAGGCGGCATGAACGTCTATTACATGGGCTACAACCTGGACATGGCCCGCGAGTTTATCGAGTACGTGGGCGAGGCCGGAAAAACACTGAATCTCGGGGCGTCCGCCATCGGCGAAACCCTCTGGCAGGATGCCGGAGACCCGGACAACCAAATCCAGGCTTTCCGCGTCACTTTTCGCCACGGACGCGTCACGGCTCTGCCCTCCCGGCCCCGGTCGCTTCGTGGCATGCAGGGGCTTGTCATCCTCGACGAGGCCGCGTTCCACGACGACCTTGACGAACTCCTCAAGGCCGCGCTGGCCCTGACTATCTGGGGCGGCAAGGTCCTCATCATCTCCACCCACGACGGCGAGGACAACGCCTTTAACCAGCTTATCCAGGACTGCCGGGCTGGCCGCAAGCCCTACACCGTGCTGCGGTGCGACTTTGACCGCGCCATTTCGGAGGGGCTGTACAAGCGCGTCTGCGAGCGCACCGGCAAGGAGTGGAGCGAGGAGGCCGAAGCCACATGGCGTGACGAAATCATCGAATTTTACGGCGACGGCGCGGACGAGGAGCTGTTTTGCATCCCCTCGAAGTCCGGCGGCTCCTACCTTGTGCGCACGGTCATTGAGGCCTGTATGGACCCGGCCATCCCTGTTGTCCGGTGGGAGCCTCCCGCCCCCGATTTTGTGGATTGGAGGGACGATCAGCGGTACCGCGAAATGCGGGATTGGCTGGAGGGCAACCTAAAGCCCGTCATGGCCTACCTGCCCGATCAACGGAGTTGGTTCGGCGAGGACTTTGGCCGCTCCCTCGACCTGTCCGACATCTGGCCTTTGCAGGATGCGCCAGGCGCGACATACCGCACGCCGTTTTTGCTGGAGTTGTTTAACTGCCCGTTTTCCCAGCAGGAGCAGGCCCTTTTTTACGCGGTCCACCGCCTGCCCATGTTTTCCGGCGGCGCATTGGATAAGGGCGGCAACGGAGCCTACCTCGCCGAGCGTGCCCGACAGGAGTTCGGACCGGATATTATTGAGGAAATTCACTTTTCCGAAAGTTGGAATCTGGAGAACTGGCCGCCCGCAAAGGCCGCGCTGGAAGACCGCACCGCCACCATCCCCAAGGACGACAACGTCCTTGACGACCTCCGCGCCGTGACCGTCGTCAAGGGTGTGCCCAAAATCCCGCGTGACGCCCGTACCAAGGACCGCAAGGGCACTGGGAAACGCCACGGGGACTCCGCCATTGCCTATGCCCTGGCGATGTACGCCGCCCGCAAATTCGATGCGGCCTTTACCGAGTGGGACTTTTGCACCGGCGGTGCGTCCGTCGCCAACGGAATCATGAGAGGATACCGATGATTTTAGATCACAGAGGCAACCCCATCAATTTTAGCGATGAGCGTGCGGACCTGACCACCGAATTCGCCACCCGGCTTGCCGCCGGGGCGGATGTGGGCACGTTTTTGGGCAAGCTGCCGGACCCCGATCCGGTCTTGCGCAAGCGCGGCGAGTATGACGATGTTTTGGACGATCTGACCGCCGACGATCAGGTATGCATGGCGATCCAAAACCGCAAGCTGCGCGTGCTCAACAAGCAGGATTATGACTTTTCGCCGGGGCAGGCCAAGGGCAAGGATGTGTCCGCCGACGCGGCCCGGCTCTGTGACGAGCTGGTCTCGGATCTGGAGGCCATCAACCTGCGCGATGTGTTTTCCTCCATGCTGGACGCGCCGTTTTTCGGCCAGACCGTGCTGGAACTCATCTGGGAGCCGCATGGCGGCAGGCTCAAGCTGGCGGATATCGTCGCCAAGCCCCGCAAGTGGTTTGCCTACGACGACGACAACCGGGCCGTCTTTTGCGGGGCGACGCATGTCTACGACACGCCGCTGCCGCCGGGTAAATTTGTCTTGGTCCGGCACTTTCCGACCTTCGAAAACCCCTACGGCCTGCGGCTCCTGTCCCGCTGCCTGTGGCCCGTGGCCTTTAAGCGCGGGGGCATCGAATTTTTGACCCGCTTTTGCGAAAAATTCGGGCAGCCGTGGGTGCTGGCCTACGCTCCGCACAACGCGGATCGCGCCGATCGCATCTCCATGGCCGGAGACCTCGCCTCCATGGTGCAGGACGCCGTTGCCGTGCTGCCCAACGGGGCCAAGGTGGAGCTGGCCTCCGCCTCCGGCAAGGCCGGGGACCTGCACGAAAGCTACCTGCGCCGCTGGGACAAGGCCATATCCAAGGTCATCATGGGGCAGACCCTCACCGCCGAAATGGACGGCAACGGCAGCCGCGCCGCCAGCGAAACGCACTACAGCGTGGGCAGCGACATGGCCGATGCCGATCAATTCCTTGTGGTCAGCGCCATGAACAATATTGCGTTGACCTACCGCAACATCAACGCACCGGCGGGCGTCATGGCCCCGGTCTTCGGCTACGAGGAACCGGAGGACTTCGACGCTCGGGCCAATCTGGACAAAAAGCTGTACAGCGTGGGGTTGCGCTTTAAAAAGAGCCATTTCTCCCGGCGCTATGACTTGGATGAGGACGAGTTTGACCTTGTCGGCGACGACGGGGCCGAGTCCGAAGCCGAGCCGCCCGCCGACCACGCCGCATTTATCGAATTTGCCAGCGCCCAGAATGCGCAGGAGGTTATCGACGCCGCCCTGGACGAGATCCTGCCGCAGGCGGTCAAGGCCAATGGCAAGCTTGCCACCCAAATTGAGAAGATCGTCCAAAGCGCCGAGACGTTCGAAGATATGCAGATCATGCTGGCCGAACTGCTGGGACAGGACGCCGAACATGACGATCTGGCCGAGTTGACAGGCCGGATCATGCTTAATGCCCAGGCCTTCGGGACCATGGCCGCCCAGGAGGAAGCCAATGGCTGATGAATGCGACTTGGCCCAGGACATGGAAGCGTTGCACCGCAAGATGGCCCTCAAAAATGCCGGTAGCCCTCAACATCGGCAGGCCTCCGCACACTACTGCGAGGAATGCGGTGAGCCGATCCCCGAAACCCGCCGCCGGGCTGTCCCCGGCGTGAGGCTGTACGTGCGTTGCCAGGAGGAAACCGATGCCTGTCACCGTTGAGCCGTTGGCTCCCGCTGAAGCCATCAAATTCTGGAAAGGCAAGGCTCCGGTTTCCGCACGAGATTTTGAAGCCATGGACGCCGCCGCTCGCGCCCGCGCCTTTGCCGTATCCGGCCTTGCGAAGATGGACCAAGTCGGCAGCGTTCACACCGCCATCAGCAAGGCCCTGGAAGACGGTGAAACCTTACGGGATTTCAAGGGCCGCTTCGGCTCTATCATTGAACAACAGGGATGGACCGGCAAGAAGGCGTGGCGCATCGAGAACATCTTCCGCACCAACGTGCAATCCGCGTACATGGCCGGACGCTACCGGCAGATGAAGCGCGTTTCCAAATCGCGCCCGTACTGGCAGCTCGTGGCCGTCCGCGACCGGCGCACACGGCAAACCCATCTGGCCGTGGATGGCCTCGTTTTCCCGCATGACCACCCGTTCTGGCAAACGTGGTATCCGCCCAACGGCTTTGCCTGCCGGTGCGTGGTGATCACGCTTTCGGAGCGCCAGGTCAAAGCCCGCGGCCTGAAGGTGCAGACCGAAATCCCGGACATGATCCGCGTGGTCGACCCCGAAACCGGCATGGAATCCTTTGTGACGCCGATCCCGGACAAAGGGTGGGCCACCAACGTGGGCGAAGACTGGATGGCTGGTCTGGCTCCGTCCGAGCTGGACGGCATGAAAGACAGGGCGCTCCCGGTGCTGTGCCGCCATGGCAATTTTGCGGACGATCCGTGCAAGCCGCCGATTTCGGCCATTGACCGCAAACACATCCACGTTGTGAAGAATGCCGACCTGCTTCCCAAGCAAGGGCTGGCAGCCGAGGACTACGTCCGCGCCTTCCTTGGCGAGTTCGGCATCGACCACATCAACGGGAGCAAGGTGATCAACGTGCATGGCTTCCCGGTGACCATCAGCAAGGCGCTGTTCACCGAGAAGACGACCGGAGCATGGAAGAAAACGTGGACGGACAAACGCCCGTACATGCGGCTGCTCGCACGGACGATCCGCGAGCCCTATGAAGTCTGGTGGCGGCCCATGGACCACAAGGCGACCGGCAGGATGTACTTCACGCTTCGCATGATCCGGCTCTTCCGCATGCCGTCGTCAAAGGAGGTGTGCGGCTTCAGCTCGTTTTCGCTGTTCGGGCGGAACTGGACAGGGGCAACGGCATTCGCTCCCAGGGCGAACCGAAGCCAGAAGGCCATCTATGCGCAGGCGGAAAAAGAGAGGGCGGGAATACTGATTTATCGTGAATCGCTCAAGTAGTCCGGTCCTTGAGCCAACTCCGTACAGTTCTGATCCCTAACCCCGGCGGGACTGATACGGACGCCGACAGTGTTCACGATATGCAAAATAAATAATCTCCCGAAGGAGGAAAGTCAAATGAACAAATGGATCAACGTCTTTCGCACCGGCACCCACACGGACAGTTCGGGCCGCACCCGAACCTGGACCGACGCCGACCTGGACCGCATCGTCGCCAATTTCAATCAGCGCACCGAAGACCCGCCCATCGTGTTCGGGCACCCCAAGGACAGCGACCCGGCTGAGGGGTGGTTTTCGGCCCTGCGCAAAAGCGGCGAGTTTTTGCAAGCACAGTTTGCACGCCTTACGGACAAAGCGCGGAAAGGCGTGAAAAATAAAGCCTACAAGTACGTCAGTCTCAGCCTGACGCCCGAACTGAGAATCCGCCACCTCGGTCTGCTCGGCGCAGTGCCCCCGGCGGTCAAGGGGCTGGGCGAGATCGATTTTCAGGAAGACGAAGGAATGACCGTATTTTTCAACTTCAGCGAGTCGGCCCCGGATGAGCCGGACGACCCGAAACAACCGGAGGAACCCAACATGACGGAAGAGGAACTGAAGGCTCAACTCAAGGAAACAAAGGACAAGCTTGCCAGCGAGGAGACAGCCCGAAAAAAGGCCGAAGCCGACCTCAAAGCCAGGGAAGAAAAAGCCCAGGAAGACGAGGCTAAACGGCGTACTGCGGACCACGCGGCCCGCGTGGACAAGCTCATTGAAGACGGCAAGCTCCTGCCCGCCCATAAGGAAAAGGTACTCGCTTTTTGCGAGGCCCTGGAAGACGGCGAAGAGATGAGCTTCAGCGAAGACGAAGGCAAAAAATCCCTGCCCGACCACTTCCTGAGCTTCATGGCGGAAAGCAAGGGGCACGGCCTGACGCACGAGTTCAACGCCCCGTCCGACAAGGACAATGAGGCCGTAACCGAAGACCTGACCCAGTACATCTAAGGAGAATCCCATGGCAATCAAAGGCAACATCGGCACCATCAGTGCCGGAGGCGACCGCGCCCACACCGACCACCATCCCGCCGTGACCGGCTCCCGCAAGGTCAAAGCCGACAATGGCGTCTATCCCATCGGCCTCATCGTCAAAGAGGACGATAACGGCGATTTGGTGCCGTACACCGGCGAGGCCGACACCGGCACTCCGGTAGCCGTCATCGACGAACCCGTGGACACCGCATCGGAGACCTCGGCGTTCACCCTGGAACACGGCACCGTCCGGGAGAGCGTCCTCAATATTGGGGCGGCTGGCGACCCGGCCACGGAAGCCGACATCAAAAAACTCGCAACCATCGGCATTTACGCCATTTAAGGAACGACACGAATGTTTACCAAACTCAAGGGGCTTTTCTCCCCACAGGCCGTGGCCATACATCTCAAAGGGTTGCCCAAGATCAAAACAACTATCTTGGATAGCTGCTTCCCCGGTCGCATCCAGAAGCCGTTTGCCATGGTCGGTGTCAGCGACATCTTGGACATTGTCGGGACCGCGCCCGTGATCCGGCGCGGAGGCCTGTCCACTCCGGTCGGCTCCGGCAACGTGAGCATCAACATGATTGAACCGCTGCCCGTCAAGCCGTCCAAGGATATCACCGGCCAGGACCTCAACAACCTCCGCATGATTCTCGCAGAAAGGGCCAGCCTCGACGCCTGGACACGCGACATTACCGCCTACTTGCGCGACACCTGCCGGTTTACGACCGAAGGCATCGCCGCCACGGCCTTGACCGGCACTATCTCTTGGCCTGTCAAGATTGACGGCGGCTGGGACACCTACGAAGTCGAATTCGGCACTCCCTACCGTGTCGACCCGGCCAAGCTGTTCACCGAAAGCGGCACCAAGGTCGCGGACATCTATGAGGCCCTTTCCGATATGGAAACGGCCATTCAGGACGGGGGGTACGGCGGCGAGATCGAATTTTTCGCGGGCAAGGCCGCTTACCAGACGATCTACGGCATCGTCGAGGACTACAAGTCCACGGCCAAGCTGAAAGTGGAAGTCGGCGCGGGCCACATCAATGTCGGCGGCTACGTGGTCAAGAAGATGTCCGAGAAATACCGCAATCCGAAAACCGGCACTATGGTTTCCAAAGTTCCGGAAGGCGAAATCGTGGCCTACGCCAAGGACGCCCCGGCCAAGGTTATCTACTGCGCTTTGGACGACGTGGACGCCAAGCTTCAGCCGTACCCCTTCTTCCCGAAGCCGGTGAAGCTGCCCGAAGGCAACGGCTACCGCATTATCGGCCAAAGCAAGCCGCTTCCGGCACGCTCTCCCAAGTCCATTTGCTGGGGGAAAGTTGCGTAAGGCCCATATTCGCGCCCTGCCGCGTTTTACATCCTGGCAGGGCCGTTATGCGGGGAACCCCCTTCGGACTAGTCTAATACTAGTCCAAAACGAAAAGGAAAGGCATCTGTGTACTGCGAAAGGACCGATTTGACCGAATATGTGCTGGAAGCATATCTGACCGCCGCCGAGACCAAGACGCCCGGCATCGTCGACAAGACGATTAAAAACGTCTCCGGTGAAATTGATGATGCCCTCCGCGCCCGCTTCGAATTGCCGCTTGCCACTATCCCCAAAACCCTCAAACGGATCGCGGCGGTTATCGTCTCCTACCGCGTTGTCGGGGGCATCACCTCCATCATGACCAGCGAAGGCGGCAGCAACAACGATTGGATACCGCTCCAGACCCAGTACAAGCAGGCGGTCAAGGACTTGGAAGCCGTCCGCGAAGCCAATCTCAACATCGGCCTGAAGGAACTGGGCGAGGAAACCCGCTCCGGCGATCTGATCGTTAAAACACGCAAGCCGAAAATCGACATGCGGGGCTGGTGATGGGCGGCACGAGTTTCAAACTGGACTGGGGCGGCCTGGATCGCATGCTCGGTACTGCCGTCACCAAGGCCCGGCAGGGTAAGGCGGCAATGGAAGAGATCGGCGAAATGCTGGTGTCCTCCACCGTCGAGCGGTTCGACTCGTCTACGGCCCCGGACGGCAGCCGGTGGACGCCCTCGCAGCGAGCCGAGAAGGAAGGCGGCAAAACGTTGGTCGACACCGGACGCCTGCGCGGGTCCATCGGCTACGAGGCTAGCCCCGATCAAGTGGTTGTCGGCAGCAACCTCGTCTATGCCCGCATCCAACAACTTGGCGGCAAGGCCGGACGAAACCACGCCGTGGAACTGCCCGCCCGCCCCTATCTCGGCGTCTCTGATGACGACATAGACGAAGCCCGCGCCATCCTTGCCGATCACCTCGTGGGCATTTTGGGAGGCACCAAGTGAGACAAGTCGCTACCGAGATTATTACGGCAGCCGCCATAGCGGCGGG